ATACGGCCAAACCTCCAGCCGGGTCCCGATAGAGTGAATGCCGCCGACATGGACCGTCGTTTTCTTCTCCATCTTGAACCGTACAGCTTCCAAATGGGACCGCAAATTTTTATAAAATATGACCCGCTCCAAAACCGCCGCTTGCTGTGCCGCGGTTACTCCGTTTTCTGTGGCGTTAATGATGACCCGGAACGTGTACGGGTCGCCCCCATACTCGAACCACTCTTCAACCCGCGTTCCGGGGAATACGGCCCCCAGCGCGGGTTCTACGGCGTACTTTGTCCCCAGCCGCCTGTGAATTTTTACGCTGTCCTTGATCGTCTGCCGCTTTACCTCTATCGGGTACGAATGGTCGTACCAGTCAACGTGTAAATCATAGGCCAGAATATCAAGCGTCTGTTCGTCCAGTTCATCAATCCGGGCATAGATGATATTTCGCCGGATTTGCTGTGCGGTAATCTGTAATTGTCCGGCAATGGCCCGGCCCAGCGCGTTAATCTCCGGGTCGTCTTTCAGGGTAGGAGGAAGCGAACGGGTGAAGTCAACGGAATAAAGATCGTATTCATTCACGTTCCGCACCCCCGTTCAAAACCTCCGTTTCGCCGATCACCGCCACGGCGTTGTCGGCGACGGGGGCGAACACGGGGGACCGTACTTCAACGCGCTTTGCGCCCGTCTGCATAAGCAGGCTGGTCAAATACGACGGGTTCACGTCCCGCCCCATTTTTGCGGCCTGCCACCGTTGATACTCCGCGACGGCGGCGGCGACGTTCTGTGCCACCATTTCCGGCCCCAACGCTCCGCCCGTCTGCGTGTAGTATGTCACGTCGATGTTATACGGGACCGTTTCAGGGGCCGCGACGGTTACGTGATCGGTCAGGGGGCGCACCTTGTCCGCGCTCAAAACCTCCGAAACGGCTTTCAAGGCTTCTCCCCCCGGCACCTCCCCGCCCGCCAGCAGAACCCGCACGTCTACTTCCCCCGGCTCCGGGGAAGTCGCTTTCACGTCCACGATCAGCGCCGACGCACTCTTTGCGTAATACTCATACCCCCCCAACGGTCCGGCGGTCGAAAATGTTTCCATACTCTCACGAATACGGGCGTAAAAGGCCGCGTCGCTTTCCCAATCCGCGCCGCCCGCGCTTTCCGTGATGTTCTCCGCTTTTTCGTAATAGGGGAAAATATCAACAAGTTTTGTGATCTGTCCCGGAATAAAGCCGTTCCCGATCTCCCCGGCGGTCTGGCATACCGCCGCAACTTCCCCGGTCAGTCTCCCCGCCGGAATTGTCAGCGCGGCTATTGTCGCAAACACGATTTCTTCCCCTGCCGATAACCGGGTTCCCGCCGGAATGACGGTCGCCGTGTCCCGCTCGATAGACAGCGTGAACCGAATTGTCGTGCGGGCCGCTTCCGGCTCCAGCCTGTAAACGTCCTTGAAGAGTTCAGCAAGGGAATCTAAATATTCCCCCTCTGCGTACCGCGGCAAATTCTGTTTTGCCGAAAAGTCGATGTTCACCCGCTCTTGAATGATAATGTCGGCAATCCACAAAATGAAAAGCCGTACCGGGTCCGCCGGGTACAGCGTCCGTCCGGCGAACCGCTCAAACGCCCGAATCAGGCTGTTTGTCAGTGCTTCCGTGTCCGTGTCTACAAAGGAAATATCCGGGTATTTTCTAACGTTCTCCGTCAATTATGTTCACCTCCGCAATCGGAATCATTGCGCCCGGCCTGTCGCCCATGACGAACGACACGTTTTCAACCTCTGCCCGTGGTTCGTATTCCTCTATCGCGTCTAAAACCTCTGAAATCAGGATAGGCTGGGCCGTCTGAATCGGTTTGTCAATAAACCTTTGCGCCATCCCAAAGCCCCGGTCAAGAGGAACAGAAAATTTCGGCGTTGACAAGATCATTGCGACGTTTTGCAAAACCTCTTCAACCCTCGTTTTTGGTGCAAGGTTTATTTTTTTCAGGCTGAACGCTTTTACTACATAGGCCATATACCGCCGCACCCCCTATCGCGCCGAATAAGAATTCATCGTGACATTGACTTTCGCCACCAGCAGATTCCCCCGGTTGTCGTACCGTTCAAGAGAATTTGAAACTTTCGTAATGACCCACCGCCCGGTTCCGTATGCTTTCGGCCCAATTACAAGGCGGTGTACCTCACCCCGCCGCATTGCTTTAAGCAGTTTTGAAACCTCCGCAATCGGGTTCACCCCCAAAAAGGCGGAAAAAAACATTGAAAAGCTCATGCTTTCAACGTCCGTTCCCGTAAATTCTAAAAGCGGTTCTTTCAAATGCCGGTCGTGCGTGGAATATTTCACCCCGCTTTCCCATTTCAGGCCGTCAAAGGTTTTCACCGTCTGCCGCGAAACGGCAAAGGTGATATTTCCCCAGCTTCCTACAATCGCCATTCGATCAAATCCCCCCTAATATGAACCCGTCGCCGTCGTCCCGCGGAATATAAAGGCAAAGGACGAATTGCCCCTTGTACGGAATCCACGGATAAACTTTTACAACCTGTTTGTGATATTTCGTTTCGTCCGTCCCGTGCAACGGGCATTTATAGTCAATGCTTTTGTCTACCGTGATAACGTCCGGGGCGGCGGGGGCGGCTTTCACATAGCTTTCGCCCAGCCCCAAAGATCGGTCAGCGGAAGAGTATTGCGCGTCATAGTTCCACTTTGCACCGTCCGCCCACTCTTCTATGGTAATGACCGGCTGATTCGCAAGTATCTTCAAATCCCCGGAAACAACGGTTTCCCCTTTGTCTTGAAAGATAACGCGGGCGGTCCTTTCCTCCACATTGACGGAAGAAACCCAGCCCGTCCGCACGATATTTTTTAAGACGTTCAAATTCAGTTCGTCCATTAGTAGCCCTCCAGCACCCGCCGCAAGGTAATGTCGGTTTTGTAGCCGCCGCTTTTTGAAATTGCGTGCGTCGCGGTTTCTATGATGTACTTTCCGTCAAATGCTCCATAGCCGGAAACCTCCACCGTTACCCCGGCAACCAGCCGCGGGTCCCCGGACAAACTGAACGACGCTTTATATTCCGATTTGTTTTTTTGCCGTAGCCGCTTCATTGCAAGCTGGCGGGCTTCCTCGCGGGTCGAAACCTTTTCGTTTACCTCCAGCACTTGCCCGGATTTATCCGCGCCCTGCGGCGTATAGGTGTATTCAATCGTCGTTTGTGATTTCGGGTCCGTGTAAGACACATGACAGCTACTAAAAGCCGCGTCGTGTAGGCTGGTTGAAAATGAATAGCGCGACACGTTCGCCGCGCCGCGCTTAATCGTTGTTATCGCGTCTTTTTGCTCATAGTCCGCCGCGTCGAATAGGACAATCATTTTTGCGGTGACTTTCAGGCTGATTCCCGCGTTTTTACAAAGGCGCTGTAAAAAGGTAATGTCGGATTCCTGCATTTGCTCTTTCCGGTCATAAAACGGGTCTGTTGATGATTCAAACATACAGGCAAGCCCGTTTTTACCGGCGATTTCATTTGCAATCGCCGAAAGCTTGATCTTTTCCCACGCCTTTGTGTTTTTCTGCGTCCGCAAAGCTGTTTTGTAGGGAATGGAAGTCGCCTTGATCGTGACTTTTGCAGGCGGGCCGCTCCCGTCTACCGTGTCAACCTCAAATGCGCCGCAATCCAGCACCCGGTCTTTCCCGGTCGATTCCCAATTCTTTTGAATAATGACCGCGGCAATTTCCGCGGATTTCCCCGCGGTCGGAGTGTTCAGCCAGTCGCCCAGCCATACCCACTCGCGGTCGTCAATGGATAATTGCAAGTCGTCCGTTTTGTCCTCTTCGTTGTCCGTGTAGGTCATGGAAAGAAGATAACGGTTAATGTCCGCGGAAATGTCCGCGCCCTCGAAAATCAGTTTGATTTCTGCTCTTCGTGCGTTCATGCCTGCCCCCTCTTCCACGGCGGCAACCCCGCCGAAATCTGCGGTTCGGGGTCAGGTATGTTCAGCACGATTCCGGCGGGGAAAACGAAAAGGCGGCGGAATTCCGGGTTCGCTTTAATGATCTTGTCGGTGTATGCTTCGTCGCCCAGCGTCTTATAGGCGATACCGTCCCACATATCCCCGGCAATGGTTGTATATTTAGTCATACTCCCGCCGCCTTTCGTCGTCCGCTCTCTGCCTGTCGCGTTCGTCGATTTCCTGCAAAAGTTCTTCATCGTGCTTTCGCAAGATTTCTTCAATGTCCTGTGCCTGCGCGTCGTTCCCCACATGGAAAACGGGCTGGCTATGGATAACGATTGACCTTTGCTGTTCCGCCGCCGCCAGTGTCGGCGGGGTTACGTTCGGGGCTTCCGCCCCCGCATAAGCCAGCCGGTATTGCTGGAATCCTGCATTTCCTGTCAGGGTCTTTGCCATGCTTGCAAGATTCGTAAAAATGTTCCCGGTTTCCGCCGCCTTGAAAACGGTTCGGTTCCGGGCGTTCGTGATAAGTTCCGCGCCCTGTTCGCCCGCTATGAAAGTATCAGGCGTTCGGGGCGTACCCTTTGCGAATTTTGGAATCAGCGGAATATTGATACCCTTTCCGCCAATACCGGGGACCCAATCGGGAATTTTTAGCTTGTTCAGCCCTCCGATCAAGCCGTTTATAATGTCGATAATTCCGTTCATTGCGCCCTTTGCAATGCCCTTGATCGCGTCCCATACGCCGGAAAAGATACCTTTTACACCCTCCCAAACGCGGGACCAATCGCCGGTAAAAATCCCGGCAAATACGTTCAAAAGGCCCTGAATCGCGGTCAGCACGCCGCCGACAACGGAACGGATAGTTTCAAGCCCCGTCCCGATCAGCCCTTGAATTGTGGGCATAAGCGCGCTAATAATTCCCATGACGGCGGTTGCCACGGTCTGGAAGATTTCCCAAATGCTTTGAATAACGCCTGTGATCGTGGGTCCCCATTCGACAAAGGCTTGCGCGATTTGTGGAAGAACCGTTGTAACGATGAACGCGAACAGTTCTTCAATAATCGGTTTTACGCTGGTGTCAATGAACGAAATAAACTGCCCGATCACGCCGCCCACCGTCTGCATGATAGAAACGAACGTGTCGAACACGGCAACGCCCTGTTCGCCGAAAATTCCGTTGATGAATTCCCGCGCGCTGGCAAGGTTCCCGTCGCTGAAAATGCCCTTGATCGTGTCGCCGATGTTTGTAATCACGCCCACGATGTTGTCAAAGACGGCAACGCCCGCCGGACCGAAAACCCGTTCAATCAGGTTCCGTATATCGTCCAAATGGTCCCGGAAGATCTGAACGGCGGCAATAATCAGGCCGATCACGCCGACAACGGGCAGAATCTTTCCGGCAATACCGCCGAACGGCCCCAAAATCGCCCCGCCCAGCTTTTGGAGCGGCGCAATCATGGTCGTTAGTTTGCTGAATCCCTTTCCGACAACGCCGCCGATCTTGCCCAGCGGCCCGGCGGCGATTTTGCTTCCCGCTCTTGCGAAAATGCCCGTCACCTTGCCCGCGGCTCCGCTGGCCAGCCCGCTGATACCGGAAAAGGCTTTCGTGAACAAGCCGCCCGCGGCTCCGCCGATACCGGAAAACAGATTTCCGATCTTCGTTCCGCTGAATAGCTGTGTAAATGCCCGCCCCGCTCCGCCTGCGGCGCTTCCGATGTTACCGAAATATCCGGTAATACTTTTCGCAACGCCTTTCAGCGTCCCGGAAAAGCCCCGCGAATTAACGCTTGCAAGGGCGAACATGGTTTTCAAAAGCGTAAAGCCCTTTTGAACGGATAGAACGCCGCCTTTCAGTTCCAGAAATGCCAGCTTGCCGGTCAGTGTCGCCGCCTTGAACGCCAAAAGCCCGGCGGTGATCTTCACGATTTGTTGAATCAATTCCGGGTTTTCATTGATGAATTGCGTTAGTTTCGTGATAAAGTCCGTGATTCCTTGCGTCCCCGCCCGGAACGTCGGTAAAAGCGCGTCGCCGATAGCGATTTGCAGGCCGTCAAGGGCGGATTTCATCAAGGTAATGTCGCCCTCTAAATTGTCCAGCTTAATTGCCGCCATCCGCTCCGCCGCGCCTGCTGAATTGTTGATCGAATCGGACAGCTTTTGAAAATCTTCGTCGCTGGCGTTGACGATTGCAAGCATTCCGGCGAATGATTCCTTGCCGAAAATAGCCGTCGCCGCCGCCACCTGTTCAGCTTCAGACAAACCGCCCAAACTGCCGCGCAAATTGTCCACTACTTCACGGAACGTTTTCATTGACCCGTCGGAACGGGTCAGGCTGATTCCGTACCGGTCCATATAGGTTTGCATTTGCTTTGTCGGCTTCGCCATGTTCGCAAGGGACGTTTTCAGGGAAGTTCCCGCAACGTCCGCTTTGATTGACGCGTTCGCCATAAGGCCGATTGCCAGCGACATATCTTCCACGGAATACCCTAAAGCACCCGCGACGGGGGCAACCTTTTGAAAGGTCGCCCCCATCATTCCGACGTTTGTATTTGCATTGCTTGACGCTTGCGCCAGCACGTCGGCGAACCGGCCCGCGTCCTCCGCGCTCATTCTAAACGCGGTCAAAGCGTCCGTCACAATGTCAGAAACGGACCCCAAATCTTCCCCGGAAGCGGCGGCAAGATTCATAATGCCCGGCAATCCGCCGATCATCTGATTCGTTTTCCAGCCCGCCATAGCCATATATTCAAGGGCTTTCCCGGATTCGACGGCGGTAAACTGTGTCGTCGCGCCCATCTCTTTTGCAAGGGCGGACAGTTTCGCCAAGTCGTCCCCGGTGGCCCCGGAAATAGCTTGAACGGTTGACATTTGCGCTTCAAACTCCGCGGCTTTTTTAACCGGTCCGGCGTACAGGGCCGCGCCCAGCGCCGCCGCTGTACCGATCACGCCGCCAAGCTGGGTTTTTGTCTGTGAAATTGCTTCGTTGTTCTTTTGAATCGCGCCGTTCAGCCGCGCTAATTCCTCTTGACCGCTTTTCAGTCGGTCATAGCTTTTCGCCAGCCGTTCGTTTTCCTCCGTCAAACGGGACGTATCAACGCCCGCGTCGGAAAGTTCGTCACCCAGCGTCCGCAAGCGGTTTTCCTGCTGTTCGATTTTTGCGGTTGTGTCGGCAATCTGCCGTTCGTTCCGCTCCATAGCGGCCCGCAATTTTTCCGACGGCTGTTCCGTTTGGTTCATTTCCTGTTGCAAACGGTCATGTTCCGCGGTCAGCCGTTCCAGCTTTTGACGGTTTGATTCAAGGGCGGTCGTTTGCTTTTTGAACGCGTCGATCTTTCCTGCGGTAGAATTAAGCTTCTGCATTGTGTTTTGAAGCTGTCGCGTGGTGTTGATCGCATTTTGAAACGACGCGTTAAAGTTTCCGCCCAAAGACGCTTGCAACTTGAAGAGTAGTTCATACTCTTTTCTGTTTGCCAAACCGTCACCCGCCTTTCTTTTGCTTCCGTTCTTTTTCAACGGCGTTTGCGTCCTTTATCCACAAGGCAAATTCCGAAACGGTCATGTTCAGCCAAAAGGGAACGCCGGTAAAGGACGCTTGCGCCATTTTATAAGCTTCACGCCGCCACCATTGTGCGGGGTTCTGCTTTAATAGCCCGAATCCAGCAAAAAACGGCGCGCCGCTCCTGTGATCTTGTTAAAATCTTTCATGGGCATAGCTTCCAGCACGTCGCTTCCGATACCCGCGGCACGCGCCGCCATCTTGCTCTGGAAACTGGTGGAGATTTCCGGCGCAAGGGCGTATTCGCTCATGCTCTGCATTTCGTTTTCAATCGCCACCATGTCCCGGCCTTTCAGCCGCCCGAAATCAAAGGTCAATTCCTGATAGGTCTTGCCCTCGTACTCGAACGGCTTTGCGAATGTGTGCTTGTAAACGCTCACGTCCTCGCTCTCCGCGGCCTTTACGGGGCTTTCGACTGCCGCCGGGATAGTATCAGGGGCCGGGGCTTCCGCCGCGCCTGTGGGGTTCTCTGCGCCGATTTCAGCAATGTTTTTTACCTTGTCATTCATGGTTCATTTCCTCCGTTTGTTTTCAATTTTTGAAATGTAGAAAAGAGATAAAACCCCGGCGGGTCATGCCCGCCGGGGGTCTGCCCTTACTTGCCCAGCGCCTTTCGCACGTCCTCCAAATAATCAACGCCGTTCACAAAGAAGATAAAATTCAGAATGTCGATTTCCAGCTTCTTCACGCCGTCGATGTAGGTGGCAAAATATGTCACCGCATATTCGCCGGACGCTTCCGCGGGCGACGCGGGGGCCAGCTTTCCGGGGGCAAACTTCGTCGGTGTCACCATCAGAATGTGCTTGACTTTCGTTTGCTCGAATTTCCCTGCGGCGCTGTTCCATAACTGCTGGGAAGCGCGGAGGTCGATCTGGTGATTGCGCGGTTCCAGCAGCTTGATTGCGTCCGTCGTCACCGAACGGAAATTCAGCGTCAGGGTCATTGCTTCGATGTGTCCCACGAACGCACCGTTGAACGTGCCGGAAATTCCCGCGCCTTTGACTTCCTCCGTGATGGAGGAAATTTCCGGCAACGACACTTCCGCCATTCCGTAAAACTCCGTCGCGTCCTCATACACGGCAAAATTGGTTACGCCGTTTTCAACTTTCACGTTTTGTCCCTCCTTACGCCGTCAACGCCGCGGAAACGTACTCCACGTCATACTCCAGCACAAACTCGCATTCTCTCATGGGGCTGGGCGGGGTCAAAAACACATGGAACGTCGCCTTGCCTGCCATAAGGGAAGTCACGGGGTTGTCCTCTTCCCTGAATTCAACCCGCCCGCCCAGCAACTTCTCTTCCGCGGTAAGGCCGTTCAGCCAAATATTCACGGAATCAACAATGCTGTCGATCAGCCGCCGGGTCATTTTCTTGTCAACCTTGCTCCAATAGGTCAAGATCAGGGAATTTGCAACCCAGCCGAACATACGGGAAACGCAAATGAAATAATTCTTTACGTCTGTGTCAGCCGGGAAACAGGCCGTTTCGTCGCCCCAAAGGACATAACCGCCGATGAAGTTCAGCGCGGTAATAATGCCGTTGCTGTTCAGGTAGTTAGCTTGCTGGAGGTCCAGCAGAACAACCGTACCGTCGGCAAGAACCGCGCTGTCCATCTGCAAAAGCTTGTTCGACGGGCTTTCCGCCGGGCAACCGCCGTTGTCCGAATCGGTCAACCCCATTCGGCCCGCCGCCTGCACGGAAGCATGAAAAATCCGCTCCCCAAGCTTGAAGAGCGGCCAGCAGATAAGCTGATATTTTGAATTGATGTTCTTTGCCTTTTTCCACGCGGGCGCGTCGGCGTAATGCCGAACGTCGTTTGTGTCAATGTCGCAAAGGGCTTTCCCCTCGAAAACGCCGTTGATAGACTGTACTTTTGCCGACATGATCGCGGCAACCTCTGAATCGTGGGACCAGCCGGGGGCAAGGACCAAATCGGCAACAATACCGTATTTCGGAAAAACGGAATCCAGCAGTTCAAGGCCGGAATTCTTCTTTGTGTTGGTATCGAAACCGCCGATAATCTCTTTCTTTGTCACGGCGGCGGGGAACTCGCCGATCTCGCTTGTCCACAGGCAGGAACCTGGGCCGTTCACAGGCTCAACTGCCCCATACCCTTTTTCTTCTGCCTCTCCAGCTTCATACGTTCCGCCTTGTAGCAACAGTTTTTTCCATGCGGACAGTTTCATCAGCGCGAGGTTGGGGAAATGGTGCCCATCCACGTCAATCAGGCTGATGGTCATGGAGCACCCCCAAACAGGCTCAACTGCTCCCTCATACGCTCTTTCTCCTCCCGTTCCAGCTTCAAACGCTCCGCCTTGTAGCGGTTGTACTTGGCCCGGTACTCGTAGCTCTTCCCGAAGATGTTCCATGCGGCTTTGACCACGTTTGGCTCATAGGGACGTATCTTCTCCAGGTCCTCCACCGCTTTGTAAGAGATAGGGCACCCACAGCATCCTGTCCGGGTCAGACCGTAAACCTCGTATGCGTCGGAGTACCGGATGCCGTAATAGTCCTTGTACCATGCCCTATCTTTATCTGTTACATAGTAAAGAGGTTTGAGGCGATATTGCCCGGACGTTGTTTCCAAAAAACACATATTTGTTCCTTTACATTTTGTAATAGTCCGTACTCCGCCCTCTACATGACGCTCACCGGTAATAATCATGTCACAACCTTTCTGTATGCGGTGCGCAGGGGCTTTTTTGCAGTAGTCACAACACTTTCTGCTCATCTGGAAGTCCGGAGGACATTCTTTTATGAAATCGAGAAGATATTTAGAAGAAGAGATTGATAATTGGCTGTTTGTGTAAATCCTTCCATCAGCATCGCAATCACAAAAGAACTTTAATACTTGTGACTGCTTTGGGTATCGTTCAAAAAGTTCTTTTATTTTTGCGCCCTTATCATTTGAACTGTTAAATTCGTCTACGATCTCAAGTGGAAATGATTTCTTTTGCCACGCCCCCACCCGTTCTGATACGATTTTTGAAATGAATGGGATTCCGTATGTTCTTGACGCCATGATGATGTTTATCTTTGGCCGGACCTCCTCGATCTCCACACCATACTTTGCGGCGGTGTCCTTGACATGGTCCCTCGTAGCCTTCATCTCCAGGCCGGTGTTAAAGAATACGTACTTGATAGGGGGCAGATTCAATCCCGTCCGTGCTCGCTCGATTACATCGATCATGATGTCGCTGTCCGCGCCGCCGGAGTAGGAGCAGATGGCGTTTGGGTGTTCAATCAGCCGCCGCTCCACGATGCTGTTGATAGCCTGGAATTTGGCGGGAGCGTCGAATCCGGCGTAGGCGGGGCGGTCGGTGTAGACCCGGCTTTTGTAGATCTCTTTCACGGCTTTGCCACCCACACGTCCGCCGTCCGGACCCCGTGCGCAACGGTCTCCTCGTGGGAGGCGAGGAAGATGTCGATGTGGGTGCCGGTGACGCCGCTCCCGGTGTCTGCGGCGAGGTACTTCATGCCGTCGATGATGACCGTACTCCCCAGCGGGATCACGTCCGGGTCCACCGCGACGATCCCGGGCCCCGCTGGAAGGCCGGAGGCGGTCAGGCCGTCCGCCCAGCGCCCGCAGCACTCTGCGCAGGGGCAGTAGGCTGTGATGGTGCACTCGCCTATGTACCGATAGGCTCCGATAGCCTCATAGGCCTCCGCCTGCTCCCGCCGGGCCTTGGCCTCAAGGGCGTAGTCGTTGGCCATGCGGCCCAGCTCCTCCAGGGCGTCGTCCCGGACCGCCTCCACGTGCCGGAGCTCCGCCCGGAGCTGTCTGCTCTCCTCCTGGTGCCGCGCCTCCCGTGCCCAGCCTACGGCGTACAGCCCGATGTTGCCCGTGATGGACAGGGCCAGCACCCCCACCGCCGCCTGTTTCCACACATCCCTCTGGGAGCGGAGGGCGCGTGTGCGCACCAAATATTTTTCTGCTTCCATTCGTTCCTCCTTGCAATCCGCCCCGAACCGTGCTAAAATCACGGTAAGAGGCTGGACCTGATAATCCCGGCTTCCTCCATCCCCCGGCAGGTGTTTGCCCACCCGCCGGGGAACTTTGTGCCTAGCGCCGGTCCGATACCGGCACGACCTCCACGCCATCGTACTTTTTTCGAAGCTCTTCCGCCTCTGCACGGGCGGCGCGGATAGTGCGGAACTTCCGCTCATGGAGGTTCCCCTCGCAGTCGCACCACTTGACGATGTACATCCTGACCACCTCCTCAGACAATCTCCGCATGGTCTCCCATCCACCGGATGTGCATATACTGTCCGGCTGGATTTGTGATCTTGACCTCGTTGGGCCCCAAGAGCTCTGCCGTCAGGATGTCCTCCCGCTCGATGCCCTGCTCCACCAGCCACATGCCGATTTTGAACTGGGCGATAGTCTCGCATTTGTAAAGCTTCACGGTCGTGTCCCTCCTCTCACTTGTTCCTGCTGATCTGCACATGGGGAGTTACTTCCTTGCACTTGATGCACCACATATGCTTGATGTGTCCGGCGGAGGTTTTCTTTCCGGGGGACTTGGTAGCTTGCACCTTCTCCCCGCAGACCTCGCACCGGAAGTCCCGGACCTGGGGTGGCTTGCGGCTGTTGCGCATGGACATCACCTCCATATTACTGCGACGATGAGTGTCACGAAAAATACCGCCACGATCATCGCCACTGCTATGCCGCACAGCAGCCGGAACTTGTCCATCTCCAGCGGCTTGCGCTCCCAAAGGAACTGCCACCCGCCGGGGGTCTTGAAAAAAATTTTCACGTTCTGCTCCTTTCCGCTTGACAGAAAGGATGTTCTATGATACAATCGTTCTATCAAGCGTGGTCTTTGATTTGGGGCGCTTGATGACCTCCCGTCTCTGTGTCGCCAGGGGCGGGAGATTTTTTATTCCCCAAGAAGGGGCGGGTCAAACAGGCTCAACTGCCCGGAGACCTGCTTGTCCAGTGCAACGGGGACCGGGATGTTATAGGTACGAAACACGTCCCGGACCATCGAGCCGACCTCAACCGGAGTGCTGTTCATCTCCAGCATCACCCGGCGGGTAATGGCAATCAGCCGGGCCAGCCCGGCGGGGGAAACCTCCGGCGAACGGTGGGGGGCGTTCAGCACCCGCTTCATGTCCTCGAAGGCGGTCACATAGGCGGCAGTGAACAGCACACCCTTCTCCCCAGTGAGCTTGTTTGCGATCATGTCGCACCCCTTCTTGGTGATGAGGTAGCAAGGACGGGTTTCGCCTTTGCTATCCTGGTAAGTGCTCGGGATGAAGAAGTCGACCGGCTGAAAGTTCAGCCCGTTCCCAACCAATCCAAAAGTGGATTCGTT